AAGTTCACCGCTCTTTGCCTTGTTTACCAGCTCATCCCAATAAGGATTACCGGATCCCAAGCCTTCATCCTCTGCCATAGTACGGCTACCGGACTTACCGAGTCCGTCTGCATCCGGCATTGACTTATTACCGTTGAGCTTTTCAAGGTTATTGCGGATATCTGTAACTACTTCATGTACGTTGTTTTCAAGGTTCTTGTCACCCTTTACAGCCTTGTCATAGTTCCTTGCGGCCATTGACTCTCCTGTGAAGAGTGCGCCGTCTGCGTTATTCCTTGACCACTTCGCCCAAGCCTGTGTTACCTGACCGCCGTTAGTAGCCATTCTGCGCTGCTGCAAGGTAAGTTCATTCAGTCTTGACGACAATATGAGCTGTCTTGAAGCGTCGCCTGCCGCCTTTGCTTCTGCGAGCTGGTCTTGTAAGTGCGCTCTAAGCATCATAGACTTGTCAACGTCTGCCGCCGTATAGGACTTCGTATCGAGATTAAGCACGTCATTGTATGCCGCATCGGGATTATTTGAGACAGCCCTTGCCGCTTCTCTCATAGTTTCCTGCTCTGTGACGGGTACATACTCATACAGTCCGCCGGACAATTCTTTGGCTGCTCTCTCAGGATCAACTTTCATCATGGTATTTGTGCCGAGCTTTGAGTTCTTCGATCCGGGAGTCGGATTATCGAAAGAAGGTATCTCCTGTCTGACAGCCTGCTCCGGAGCTTCTTCTACCCCCGGAATGTGCATCATACCATCTTCGCCCCTGACAAGTTCATCTGAGCTTGTGCTTGCGAATACATCATTATCGGCATTGTTTACTCTGGTAGCCGCATCATCAAGTCCGGGTATCTCATCAACTACCGGCTTGAAATCGTCTGCGTGTTCCGTGAGCCACTTAGACTTTGCGCGTGAATGTTTCTCCAAGTTTGCGAGGACATCATTTGACATTGTTTCTATGGCAAGATCCATAACGTCCCTGTCTATGGCTTCCTCAGGTGCCGGAGCCTTAATAGACTTTGCGTACTCACATATAGCATTTATCTGATCCTGTCTGATATCAGGGTTATATCCGTGACTCCTTGCAAAACTTGACAACTGACCGTTCATGGCTTCGTCAAGTTCGGAGAATACCTGGTCTGCGCCTATACCTTTGCCCTTTGCAAAAGTGAGTGTAGGCATACCTTTACGGAGAAATACCGCATTGTTAAGGTCTCTGATAGTAGGATAATCTGTAAGGTCTGCTCTTATGTCGTCGGGCACACGGATAGTTACACCCTTTGTTGCGTCGGAAAACTCTTTCCACGTTGCATCCCTTACACCATAATCTCTCTTTCTGAATACGGCATTACTCATTGAGCCGTCGCTATTAGTCGCCGCCGCTTTGATATTGTCAAGCGATCCTCTCAGCGTCGTCATTATATCCTGCCATATAGCCCCCATTTCCTCTTCGGTGGTTGCTTCATCCATCCGGCGGATAAATTCATCCTGCTTTGATATAACATCATCAAATTCTTTGGCGACCGCATCAGGCATATCATAGTCCTTAAGCCTGCTTATGATCTGCCTTTTCATTTTGTTGTATGTCAAATTGCTATCGGTCTTAAGATATTCCTTGCGCTGTTTCTTCGTCATAGACGCAAGGTCTACCCTCGGCTTTGCTTCGGGCTGAGATACTTCGGGTATATTCTGAGTAGGAGCCTGCGCCGGTGTAGGTTCTTCCAGACGGGGTAATTCTTCCGTATGGCCGTCCGGATATTCCATATATCGGGAGCCGTCCTGTCTGGTTATGGTTGCGGTTCCGTCGTCATTCCAATGCACCTTCTCGGAGACTTCCTCTGCAAAATCATCAAGTTCATCATCAAAGTCAAAATCGTCATAAGGATCTGACTCTAACCTGAATCCGTCGTCCTCTGTGGGTGGTACACGTCTTGACAGTTCATCAAGGTTTTCTGCTGCCTGTCTCTGGGACTGTGCTATCTCGTCAACTCCGCTTGCGTTCTGCCTTGCAAGGTCTACCGGATTAAGTTCTTCGGTCTGCCGTAAAGCGTCGGCTACTTCATCAGCCTGTGAAGCGGGAGCGTCAAGTTTAGGGATATTGCCACCTCTGAGAAGATTTAAGGCAGCACCGCCAAACTCTCCAAGTGCGTTAAAGGCAAGGTTCTCGCCCTGATTCTTTAATGCGTCGGGGAGAACATCACCCCATCTGCCCTCCATGACAGCCGGGATAACTGCGTTAGGTAAGGTGTCAAGCAACATATCGGATGCCTGTCCGGAGACAACATTACCGATACCCTTTGCAAGTGCTTCATTCCCGAAAGAAAGCGCCTTTCCTACGCCCTGTGATACATTCTGCACACCGGGGATAGACTCAATGGCCGGAGCAAAAGCGGCGTACTGTCCCAACTGATAGAGTGCGTTTCCTGCAAGCTCCGCGCCCTTATTCTGAGTAGATGCGTTCTGTCTCTGTGCTTCGACTCCGTATTTGTCCTGATCATACCCCCACAACTGACTTGCTATATCATCAGACTTGTTTTCAAGCTGCTGTACGAAAGGCATACTCTGTGTAAGACCTTGCCCGAAAGCATATCCCGGACTCATTTTGTCCTTAAGAGATACCATCCGGGCATACTCCTGCATTTCCTCAGGACTCATCCTTAAGGCAAGTGCGCTACTCATAGCCGCATCATTTGTGTTATACAGTTCCTTCGCCTTCGGGTTCTGTTCAAGATATGCGTCAAAGAGATCATTCGCATACTGTCTCTCTGCCTTGCTTGCCTTGTAGCCGGGTTCAAGCATCCTGTCTATATTTTGATCATCACTACTTCTGTTGAGCTGATATATCCTGTCAACTTGATTTTGTAGCTCTGCAATCTTCTGTTGGTTGTTCTGAGCCGCTATATCATCAATAGCGACATCACCGGTAGACACATTCTGTAAAGCGTTGATACGCCTATTGAGCTTGTCAACTTGCTTCTGATCCTGTTCAGACAGTAAGCCTTCTCTGTTGGCTGTACCCAGAATAGGAGATATATTCTGAGCGTTACGCCTTTTGTTTGCTTCTGCCTGTCCCATAAGCGCACGAACCATATCACGCTGTTCGTTAGGCGAATACCCACCACGGGAATACTCCTGTGTAGGCTCGTCAAGAGTAGGGATCCTGTCCCATTCAGAAGCACCAGCGACGGAATAACCATTGTCAAAAGCAGACAATCTCCCTGCCTGTGCATCTGCAAGGGACTGTCTTCCTGCTTCCCTTGCCGCTTCGATATCATTTAATTTTCTGTTTTTCCTGCGGGATTTAGATTGAGACTGTGGTTTCTGAGGAGTGAATACCGCGTCTATTTCAGATTTAGACGCTTGAAGCGTAGCACCCGGAACGCTCTCCGGTGTAGGCTGTGCCTGTGCCTGATTGAAAATATTGTCTATTTCGTCTCTGCTGAGTGTTCCGAGTGCCATTGTATATCTCCTTATGCTGCGCCGAATAACTGATAGATCATATCTCTACCGGCTCCGGCATTAGCAAGCTGCTGTATAATTGCCGCGTTGCTTGCGCCCTGGTTAGCCATCTGGTTAGCCATAGCCTGATACTTCGCATAGTCCGTGACAGATCCGAGATCGGTTCCCTGTGTCGAACTAACATTGTTGACTTCAAGAGTATTCTGCGTAGGTGTGTATGCTTCTGCTGCCTGTGCCATACCGTTTTGAAGTCCTGCAAGGGTAGACGCATAGTTAGCCAGACTTGTTAAGCTGGATCCTGAATAGCTACCCATCATGTTGCTTGCAAGTGCCTGTTCAAGCTGGTTAAGGTTAGCTATATAGTTATTCATTGCGTCTGCATACTGGCTGTTGTATGCCTGCTCTGCCGACGCTACATTGTTGTTGTAGGTGTTCAGAAGTTCCGCAAGGTTGTTAGCCAAAGTCTCATTGATACCATTCCTGGATGATCCGTAGTTGTTATACATCCTTGCAAGGTTGGACTCTGTGGCTCCGCCTGATAATCCCATAGCGGAAAGATTCTGATTGAGGTTGCGCCTGTTCATCATGTAGTTAACGTAGGCTTCTCTCAATGATTTAGCCGCGTCCTTGTTGGCTACATCCTGCCCGTACTTATAGTTGGCTTTAAGCTGTCCTAAAGCGCTGTCAAGGTTACTTTGGAGCGCTCCCTGAGTATTTCCCCACGCTTCATCCAAACGCGCTCTTGACGCATCATACGCGGCCTGTGCGGCTGCTCTCTGCTGGTCAAGCATAGACTGTATCATCCCGGCATAGTCATAGCCGCCACCGCCACCACCATAGCCACCTGACGAGGAAGCGCTTATTGATGTTGACGAACTACCGGAACGACCGCCACCACCGCCTGATCCGCCATTATTCGACGAATATGAGATAGCACCCGGATTAGCTCCACCGGTCATGTTAGCGTTTCCGGTGCCGCCATGAGTGGCATAGTATATAGCGTTGGCATCCGTACCAGACATATTGTTGCTGAGCTGGCTCGGAGTCCATGACTGTTTCCCGATGTTATAGGAAAAGTTTTTACCGTTTGTTTTTACTGCCATCGGTTTTTCTCCCTTCTTTAAGATATGCGCATATATTAAAAAAGAGCCTGCCACCACAAGCCCCATTTAATCACGGTCTTTTTAACTCCCCTTTGCGGAGCAGTTCCAACATAGCAAGATTCTGACTCGCGCTAAACTCATACTTGTCTGAGAAGTTCTTAGCGTAAATCTTCTTCCGATAGCCCTGTGAGTTGTCTATCCCCAGACTTTCCAGCGCCGCCGCTATGGATGATCCTGTCCCGGTAAACTTCGGGAAGTATTCAGACAAGCCTGACGCATCATCATAAGTCCATAGGTTGTACTTCTTGACCGTGTTACATAGAGTATTCACATAGGAGCTTGATGTTGCGTAGCCGTCTGTTTTCAGGTATTCCGCAAACTGTCGGTAGTCAACCGCCTGCTTTAAGTTGGCGTACCTCTTCGCAGAAATGAAGTTGTAATACCCTTCAATGCCCTGTTCGTCATTGTCATAGACACGGAAGTTGTCGTAAATACTGACAAGTTGTGAGTTATACTCTTCCTTTGTCCTCAGATTGACGGACTTACCCTTCCAGGATGATCCGCATTTCATCCCGAAATGGTTGTGATACGCCTTCGCAAGAGTCGATGTGCCGGCCGCGCCTTCAATGATTGCCTGCGCTATCGTTGTCGATACGACCTTATATCCTCGCTCCGTACCTATCCGCTTGATTATCGGTGCCATATGGCTTATAAATGCCTTTGCTTCTCCGCTTGAATATCCCATTATCCGATACCTACCGCTTTCAAAACAAAAGCGATAACCGCTCCGATTACCGCTCCACCTATCGCCCATATTGCCTTGTCCCAGTTCTCCGCCGGTTTGCTCTCAATGGCTTCCAGCCTTGTACTCATCTTGCCCTGCTCTTTGGCCATCTGCTCCATGTTCACCGCAAGGACTTTGACTGAGGATATAAGTTCCTGCATCTGCTCAATGGATTCTTCCAGCTTTTCAAGGCGCTTGTTCTGCCGCTCGTTCTGTTCCTCAACACGCGCTGCAAACTCGTTATGTACTTCCTTTGTCAAGTATTCCATTTCAGGCATTGTCGCTCTCCTTCGGTGATCCTACCGCCTTGCCGTCAACCCATGCTTCACAGAAGGCATAGATAGCCGCCGACAATATTCCGCATACAGTCCCGATTATCGTTACTGTCTGATTGGATGTCACAATACCTGAGATACTTGTTGCCACGCTTCCCAGAAAAGCAGCAATACATATCCAGAATTTTCTTGATGTAAGTTTATCCATCTTCTCTCTCCTTCCCTTTGGCTCTCTTTTTGATCCACCATATCGCAAACGTGATTACCGCTTCCCCGGTGAACAGTCCGAAAACTGACTCTATCAATGTGTCCGGGACAGTTTGGTAGACACAAAAAATCACGGTCATAGCAACCGTGAAAATCAGAATGAATATAGCGCATCCCAAAAGGATTTTGTCTATTGTGTTCATGCTTCCTCGTTAGGCGGAACGGGATAAGCTGTGCCGTCCTCGGCAAAGTAGAATCCATCAGCAATTACCTTGGCTTCTGTCTTTGATCTCCATGTGTTCGGCACGTCCTGAATAGCCCACACTTCATCCGTTGCGTTATTGATCTGTCTCTCTTCCAAAAGCCTGCTATACTTCTTTACCATCTTTTAGCCCTCCAATGCTTCAACTCGTGACTCTATCTCTGCAATATACTCTGCAAGGTCTGTGATTGCTTCGTTGTTTTCATCTGCAAGGGATGCCACATCAAGCACACCATCACTATTTTCTGTGGTCATTTCCTCAATGTGATCCTTGTCCGGTGAATACTTGTCCATATACCGATAGTGGTTATCTATGATGTACCAATCATAGCAACCACCTTCAGAATCCTCTTTTGAGAGGTATTTTGACCGAACATCAAACACGTCTGTGATGATGTTATCGGGATATTTCCTCTCTATGGTTATAGACCCTTTTAAATCACTATGCTTAGTATCCTTGGTCTTAACCATTTCTGTGGTGATATTGCCTTGTATGCGTTTTCCAAATGTGTATTCCATAACTTTCTCCTTTCTTTAGGATAATTCTAATATTCTATACCCCGACCATCCTGATGAACTCTTGTCGAATGTGTCATCCCGGAGTGCAAATATTCCAAATTGATAATACTCACCGGAAGAGGAAGCAGCTCCGGCTGTCTTAAAATTATAATTATTAGATCCGTTGGTATAATAAAAGCCTTCGTCACATCCTGCATATGTATCAGCACTCCCGTTTCCGTTATCTGCTTGTGGAATAAACATTTTAAAAGGAGAATCAACAACTTTTTGCCATAAAGGATAACCACTGTGTGGCTTACCAACCAATGTACCTGCCGTATAACTTGAAAATGACGATGGATTTAATATAACTTTTAATCCACTCGATATATAATAACACCCATCAACAAAACCGCGATAACCGCTCCACAAGTCTCTGATATTACGATATTGTACAAATCCGTACCCACTTGCCCCATATCTGGCTTCTGCCGATGTACCAGTATGGTATGGTATAGGCGTATCAACAGTACGGCTTATAAGTCTTGACTCCCGCCCTCCCATACCAATTTTTTTCTGAGAGTTCCAGTCCGCATATTCAACTAAATATAACATCTGAATAGTAAACAGAGTCGCATAATCCATTAGCCACAATTTACTATTTAAAGAATGTATCCTGCTTCTTGCTGTTACAGGACTTGTATCCTCCATATACCAAGCACTCGGATAGGTTGTTATATCTGATTTATAATTTTTGTTATTACTGTGATATTTCCCAACATAAACAACATCACGCTCACCTTTACCATCCCCTCTATTCATATGTGCAGGCGAAACGCTAAATCCTGCAACTTGCTTGTTTGCTATTTGTAATTTTAATCCGTTATTTCCAGTCTGTTCAAGTTTGTACCAAAACTTGGGAATTTTGACCATTGTACCGCCTGTGCGTTCTTCTGTAGTCATTCCTGACCACGGCATAATATCATCAAAGGGTGATGATGGTGTTTCTGTCATATTTAAGTAATAAGGCACAGGATCAACAAAATCAGCCGCCCCATCCGTTCTTGTTAAAACTGTCGACGCTGTTCCATCCCATTCAACACCAAATATAAACGGTTTAGTTATATCAATAGCATATACCCCAAAATAAGGGATATTTTCAGTTTTGGTAATGTTTTGCGTTGATATTGTTGCTGTGCCTGTTTCCGTCACACCCTCAAATGTGCATACGCCCTGTGCGCTAAATGCGCCTGTGTACGTTGCACCGCCTATGGACAATGTAACATTTTCACCCTGTTCGGATTCTGTGGTTAAGGTGATGTATGAACCTTTTGTATCGGTAAACTGTGCGTTAGCCGGTACATCCGACGCAACAGTATGATTATTTACCTTTTCAGCGTTATCAACTATACCGTTATCGTTTTCGTCATAGATGGATTTATCCATCTTCCCGACGATAGAAGCCATGCTTGCATAGTATGACGGAAGGTTGCCACCGAGTTTACGGGAGTCATTGACGACACCATTACCCACGGAGTCATAATCTTTAACCTTCATATTCTTGGCATCTGCTTCCGCAATAGCCTTTTTTGTGAACGCCTTTGACAGCGCATAAGTTATAGCGTCAAACATTACTTATCTCCTACACCCAACTCCATGTGCCATTAGACAGCAGGAAAGCCACATTGCCGTCGCCTGTGTGTACTGTGCTTCCCGGCTCCATATCTCCGTCCGTAGGCATATCAATAAAGGTTGCACCTGGTACGACTTCCTCTTTTGTATCAGCGAAAGCGCTTATCAGGTATGTAAAGAAATCCGCGTTATCTATCCTCTTTTTTTCAAGCACTTTTATCATATTGGCACCTCTTATTATTCAACAGGATTTGCCTTTACTACGGTTCCATCATCATCAAAATAGTAACCATCCGCATAAATCTTTGTCTCAACCTTGTTTTTCCATATTGACGGGATATCACTTATAGCCCACACCTTACCCGTTTTTACGTTAAGTTCACGTTGTTTCAACAAGCGAGAATATTTGTTAACCATTTAGTCTCTCCTTTTTAACTATGATAGTTAATCTCTTTTACGAGACATCCGGAAGCTCCATTATTCGGGAACCTACTTCCTCAGCAGCGGATGAAATATCTGCATTTATTATCTCAAACAGTCCATATTCCTTAGATGCGTAGCAAGGAGCCCCACTCATAATACACGGCCTGTTCTGTGAAAATTCCCATGAATCACAAGAATATGTTGCATCAGATCCTTGTAATTTCGACGGAATAAAAGTCGGGAAGACTCCGGAGACTTCTTTAACACTAAACTCCGAAGGGTAGCCAGTATCATGATTAGGATCTACTGTGGGGATCCCAACTGATATACCGTTTGCAGAATCGGAAAAATCTATTGGATTTAGAATGAGGTTGAATCCAGACGCATCATTGTAACATCCGTCAAGATAGTCCCATACTAAATCCCAAAGTCCCTCAATGTTCCTATATTGCGTACCCAGACAATATGCTGTTCGAGTCGATGCAGTTGTTCCGGTATGATATGGCATTGCGTCTGTATAGCCCATAGCATTTTCTATACCGGGACTGCTTGAATCTATACAACCATATCCGATATTTGTTTGAGAATCCCAGCCAGCAAACTCCACAAGATATAAGAGCCATATGGTAAACCTTGTGGCAAAGTCCATCTGCCATATAGTAGAACCTAAATTATGGATAGCAGTTCTAAAATCCGCCCTTGTAACACGCGTTTTAGGAAACTGCCCTGTGAGAGATTTATAACTGGAACTGCAATGGTATCTTCCGACATATACAACATCACGTTCACCCTTACCGTCACCTCTATTCATATGAGCAGGCGAAACAGAAAAGCCGTCAACCGGAGCGCCGGATATTTGAATCTTAATCCCCGTTCCATTTTGAGTAATCTTATACCAAAACTTAGGGATTTTAACCATTGTACCGCCTGCGCGCTCTTCTTTGACCATTCCCGCCCACGGCATGATATCGTCAAACGGTGAGCCGTAATTTGTTGCTCCCGAAACATAAGGAACAGGATCCGTAAATTCTGCGGCACTATCAGTTCTACTCCAAGCCGTAGTTGATGTCCCATCCCACTCAACACCATATATCCGCAATACAACACTAATCGGAGTCGATGCAGAATAGGTATTTTCACCGATAGTTAAAGATGCAATGACTGTATCATTATTTTCTGTCAAACTATCCCCAGCAGCCGGAGCATAAGTGCATCGTGAAGTAACGTCAATCTCTGAATCATTATTCAAGATTGCTTTTACCGCCATCCCGGTTAAATCAAGCAGATCACCTTCGTTATAATTTACTTTTGCAGGCGGAGTTGATACGATTAAACTCTGAACGGTGAATACATTTATCGCCCGGCTGGCATGAAATACCTGAGTCTGGGTGCCTAACCTCCACGTCCAAGTTACTCTTATGGATGTATCATTTTCTGTAATCGTATCTCCATTATTCGGACTAAATACGCAATCTTCGGTTATATCATAAGGAACTCCATTATCAAAAATGGCATTTACGATAATTCCTGTTAGATCAACGGTATCACCCACAATATAATTTGTTTTTTCTGGGGGTGTTGCAATTTGTATTCTTACTGGATAATGCGCTTTATCGTTTCCGATAATCGCATCCCTAATTTCTTCCAGCGTTCCTTGCATCTGTTTTGCGGTTTCATCAAGGACAATGGGTTTTGTTACTGTACTCATTTTATCTTCCCCCTCTTATATGTTGTAGGTAGCGCAAAGCTGACCATCCACAACGGATAATCCAAGTGCATCTATTTTTTGAGTAACAACTTCTGTTATTCGACTTGAAAGTGCGTTTTCCGCGTTTTGCGCTCTTTCGGTCTCCGCAATTATCTGATTAGATAAATTCGTGTCTTCGTTAACTGATCTTGCGATTTCAGCGGATAAATTATCAGAAATATCCTGTTCAGCATTTGTCGCCCTGGTTATTTCAGCACCTATCATAGTGCTTAACGCCTGCTCAACAGACTTTGCCCTTGTCTCTTCCGCTGCAACAGAAGTCTTAACCTCATCAACGACTGTCTCTATTTCCCCGGCCATTCCGTTTATGTGCGGGATAATTACCTCAATCGCTATCTCGTCGAACTTCTCCTGCATTTCAAGAGCGGATAACTCCGGCGCATCAGGTAGACCTATCACGCCTTTATCTACATACTCAGACGGATCTATCCTTGTTATGCTTGTAGGTGTTGTAGCCATATTGCTTACCTCATATAGTTACTTGTTTCCGTGTATTCAAAGCCGATATCATACAACGCAAAAGACTCGTTCAATTCATTGTTCGTGAGCCTTAACCTGAATTTATCGACCTTCTTAACTCTCAGCTTCTTCGGTAATACCTTCTGTGTCTTATCGCAACTGAATGTGTGTTTTGAGAACACTTCTTTTGAGAACTGGAATATCCGCGCTCTCCAATGATCTGTCCTCACAAACTCCCATATACCGCGATTCATCACATAGATACTCACGGAAGCTGCTATTGCGCTGTCAAGTTTGATTGCTACATGGCTAAGAGTCTTGTTCTTAAAGAACAGTTTGCCTATGATATCCGGTGTCTCCCAGATACACTCTATCGGCTCTCCGTCGTCATTGTAGCTTTCCAGCGCATACTTATCCTTGAAAAATCTACATATCTTCCCGTCATCTGTGCCAAAGAATAACCGTCCGTCATTCTCCCACATGGTATATGCCGGAAGATTCGTTCTATAAAAGCCTACATATTGCCTTGTTGCATATGGTTTACTCTTGTCTGTTTGAATAGGCTGCAACCCATCAAGGATATAAGCCACATCATTAAGGCATAGCCAGTACATATCGTTAAAAACAAAGCCGTAAGCGTCTGCAAGGTTTTCTTCTTCAAGGAGCTTTCCGTCAAGGAAATAGCTTCTGTTTTGTGCGTACTTCTCGCCGGTCACATCCTGTGCCGTCACCGCATACACTCCCTGATTAGTAAGGAATAAAGGTTCCGTCGCCAGATATGCAAAAGAAAAAGGAGCGACAGCCCCCGCCCCTTGCAAAGTATTTATTATCCTAAAAGAAGGCTCACTCTCTACAAGATCACCTTCCCGGAGTATTATGTTCTGATCACGCTCGTATTTATCCTTGTGCGCTGCAAGGTAGTTACTCACTATGGAATAACCGATTATCGCGCTTCCGCTACTTCCCAGAACACTATATGAAGTATCTGCAAAGTATGTAGGATCATACTGTGCGCTGTACCAGTCATAGTTAGGATAGTCTGGATTTCCCGATAGAAAGAGCCTATCCATAGCACCGCTCACACCAAACAAAGCGCCTATGGTACATTTATTGATCCTGTCTGTGTAGTCGTCAACCGTCCTATATGCTGTGACTCTTATATTGTCCTCGCCTGTTACCGGGCTTTCTCCGGGCGCAGCAACAAAGGTTATTATCCCCTGTTCATAGTCACAAGTATAATCTGTACCGTATTGAAGTTCTTCCCATTCACCATCGGCGTTTAAAACCTCAACAATAGGTTCAACCTCGTCCAACTCCGTGAAGGATAGATTGTACTCCGTCACACCTGGCTTTCCCAAGAACTGTTCCTTGAAAGCCGGGTTAAGTAGGTTTATATCTTCGTAAGGTTCGCCGCCACCTTCGGGATCCTTTGATATTGTCACAAGTGGTGTATATGCTTCACTTTCTACTGAAATTACATTATATTCCTTTTCGTCCGACACACCGATAAGATTATGAAATGGAACATTAACAGTCGTTGAACTTCCCGTCTTTCCCTTTCGATATGTATATTCAAGCCGATAAGAAACACTTTGCCCTACTTCGGTTAATTTATCTGTATAGGTTATAACTCTCTTATCATCGCTAACCTTAAAAACTCCATTGGGCGACGATGTACTGAATTGATTTATATTCAGTATATTTTGTGATGTAGCAAAGCGCTTTATAACAAGAGTTACTTCTTCATTGACGACCACCTCATTAACTTGTTTATCTGTCTTGAATTTTGTATCAGACTCAGGGGAGTCCTGACCGTATCGCAATAACTTTTTGCCGTCTATTATATAAATATGTTCGTCAAACTCCCAACTCTTACTTCGAGCATCGGCCGCGTCTGTATAAAGGACATTCCAGCTATTCTCGTCAGATATATCATAATGGATCATAAGATTTCCAACATGATATAATCCGCCTTCATCTTTCCTTAATCTGTGAAATCCATTTATCTTATAATCAGTAGTAGTGTATGGACTCATGGTTAAACAAGCATCAGCCGAACCCACTTGACCATTAACACACTCTGTTATCGTTATTTTAAACCCTATATAGTATATGCCGCTTATCTCACGGACATAAGGGCTTACTTCCATGCCATTCAATGAAAAATTATTGAATATAGCGACACCCTCTGTCTCGTCATAATAATCGTCATACGCCTTTTTTAACAAGTCCTGATCTGTGTCATATATTATTCTGTCCTGCGGTATATCAAAATAATCTGTATATGGCAGGAAATTCTGCATTAAAGTAGTAAATTCAGTATTTATAAACCATGCTCTATGTCTCGGAGCCACCGTATGGATATACTCAACAAAACGCAAAAACTGTACGCCCGCCGTCTCATGAACAATACTAAAGGTAAAATCCCCATCATAGCCTTTTGATAAATCAAAATAACCACTTAAGGATTCTGCATCAAAGGTTTTAACTGTCTCATATCCCATACACTTGCGGACTTTACCGGGAACATCCCTGATAAGGTTCTTAAGGTTCGGACTCTTGTTGTCGTCCACGTTGGCCGGACTGTTAGTGAAGTCTGCACCTAAGAAATTATCTATTGTAATCACACTCTTTGAATGTGCTGATGGAATAGGAAAACTGATAGCCATTAAATCCACCCTGTGACTGACCTGAAATGCTCCTGACTCGGCGCGTTTACATTCTTCTGTAAGCGCTCAAAAGCAACTTCAAACTCATTGCGATACTGTGTCGCTATACTCGGATCATCGTCCTTGTATATCTGTGATGCCATATACAGCGGAAGCAAGTCCGCTACTTCGGGATCAAGTGCAAGCTCCGTATCATCCGGCGTTGTAAGCGTCAGGTGTTGCGGATATGCCTTGTAATATATCTTCCAGTTACCCCATATATTCCGGGGGATAACAAAGGTTTTATAGCCTTCCTGAAAGTAATTGCTTGTCGCTGTGTACCTCGCAAACGGGCAATCGCCTTCATAGATAACCTTTTCAGGGATAACAGCATAGAAATCTTCTGCCAGCTCCGAAAGATCATACCTCACATAAGGCGTATAAGGCGGAATATCATCAGCGCTTTCATACTCTGCTGCATATAACGCAAAGTCCTTGACGCTCATAGGATAATCACTACTGAAAGTGACTATAACCTTCAAATCATCGGGGTTATCAAGTTTAGCCTTAAACGGCACATATCCCTTGCTTTCTGTGGTGTCAAACTCCGTCACGGTAGGCTCAACCGGTTCTTCTTCGGTTCCTTCGCCTATCTGTATGCTTAAAGTACCCTTGCCCTTAAGCTCGTAATAAAGCGACCTTGCTCCTATGGCTTCATATGTGATTTCTCCCCTGGCTACACTATGGAGTTTGCAGTTTCCGGGGATCAGACTCGGCACCGGAATATTCGCTATATCAATGCTTTTGATGATGAACTTTCCGACAGTCGCAAGCATTGTGAGCGCTTCATTTGCGGCGGCAGGCATAGCAGAGAGATAATCTTTCCCCATGCTGTCAGTCGGAAGCCGTGTGCTACCGTTATTGATAGCAAACATCTTCTGCATTGTTATTAACTTAATGTCATGCCATGTAATACTCATGGTGTACCCTCTTACAGACCGAGCTTTTCAATGATCGCTTTCTTCATTTCAACGCCTGAGCCGGGTGTTATATCCAGCTTTTCACATAAAGCCGTAAGCTCCTTATTGCTCAGTCGCTTAATCTCGGTCTTGGTATATGTATTAAAGCTATCCAACTGTGCCTGCTTCTCTTCAACAGTCGTGAAGGGTAGCTCCTTTATTTCCTCTTTGGGTTCTTCCTTGACAGGCGCATCAGCTTTAATCCGCTGTGACTCATACACGCCCTTAGATACGACCTTAGTTACTTTGAACTTCTTGCCGCCGTCCTCAAATATATCACCGACTTTTAAATCTGATCTGATCATCTTTTCTCTCCTTGTGAGATCCCCCGGAGCCGGAAACCAGAACGACTCCGGGGTATTATATAGGAGGTTGTCCTATGGGATAGTTTACGAAAGAGTAGTACCAACAGTAGCACCGCCCATGATGAAGGCGCGCCAGTTATTAGCACCGATACCCATTCTTGCGTAACCGTTGTAGATAAGGTTACGGCTGTGGATATCAACCTCGTTCTTTACATCCAGACCAACACGGTCATAGAATACTACGCCGTTGTAAGCCCTGTTTGCTTCATCGGAAGCAAGGATGAAAGGCGCTTCGCCTGCGGCTGCCTGCCAGAGAGGATCAACTACAAGCTCCCATTTACCCTTCTGAGTATTCACATCGTTGTTGTTTGATGCGATTACCTGATCGGATGCAATGATTCTCTTGATTGTTTCCTCTAACTGCCATGCGTTACCAGGAATGATGATCTTATTGAACGCATAACCGGTTACGTCGCCGGATTCATTCAGGTAGTTACGGCCGATAGATGCCAGTCTGATAAGGATATCAAGGCTGAAAGCGTTGGTGAACACATTGGACTGTGCGGCTACTTCGGGCTTAACGCCTACATGGTCAGTAGCAAAGAGAGCCTTGCCGTCGCCTGTGGTTCTGTCAAGACCGGTCTTGGATCCCATAGAGAATGTGGATCCCTCGGTAGAAATGAAGTTGGTAGCAAACTGACATCTGGTACGCTTGTAAGCCTTTACCATCTGCTGAGCCATAGTCTTCATTCCGTCGATATCGCCATCATCCAGCATTTCTCTGGTCATAGCGACTTCCTTTGTGAATGTGTTGTGGATGATCAGCTTGGGTGTACCTTCCTGGAAATCATCCATTGCAGCTACATCACCCTCACCGGTTATCTCAAAGTTAGCAAGAGATGTGAGTGAGGTCTGCTTTTCTGCGTATTTCTTTGACTTCTTCTCAATGGCAATCTGGCCAACCAGCTTGTCATACTCGGTCTGCTCTGAGTCAGTATCAAGCAATACTGCGTTAAGCACCTGAGCAACCGGCTTCCAAAGATCATCATTGAGTGCGCTGTTTTTAGAAATGACAATAGCCATGATCTTATTCCCCCTTTACTTAAATGAACTTAACAACAACCTTGCCACCAGCAGCGGGATCTATTATCTCAACGATAGTAGCGACACCGTTTGTGGTCGTTGCTGTAACTGCGTCTGCTGTCTCTGCGATAGTTACCTTGTCGCCCTTCTTAAGCGCGGTTCCTGCTGCGGAGAGAGTTGTTACAAACTCCATATCAGCATAGATAGGATTGACAGCCAGAATGTCATTAGCCGCAAGTGTGCCTGCTCCTGCTGCTACATGAGTGGGCTTAGTTGTGCCGGATGCCTTCGATACTGTACCA